AAGACTCAATTCGTTGGTTGCCTTCCTAACGAATCGGACATTTCCCTTGACCCGCTTCACAAAGCGATTGGGAACCGAAGTGCAGAATGTAAATTCTACGCCTTGGGGCCAATTAACAGCCATTACTTACTTCCCAGCGGAATAAAAGCATCTGCCATCGCTTCGGTTATCTGATTGCTTTTGTCGTTCAATGATTTGGTCAAAGGGAACCTTGCCCGGATCGTAACAGACCGAGCAATTGCATAATCCTTTCCCTGCATCAGAGTACGACCGCCCATCACCAAACCACGATTTCCATCTTCATTTATTATCTCAGAACCGCCGCGCATATGCCAAACATTCCGCGCTTCCTTCGTCAAAGGAAACCGCAAAAATTCACCATGGATCGGACGGATCGTTGTTTCCGTTCTTCCGTCCGACGGCTCGGCTACCACGCCCGCATACACAGACCGGAACCAACCGACCTTTGCTTGGCCCTTTTTGGCGTCAACTTTGAAAGTAGCCTTTGCAGCTAAATCACCGGTCGGTTTTCCCAGCACACCGCTCGACGCATTAGGGTTGTAAGGGCCGCGAAGATACTTTTTCTTCGCATGAGCCAACACAAGCAAAGACGCAGCGGTTAAACCTTCCTTCTTTTGCTCGTTGCGGCGATATCGATCCTGATCTTTCTTGACATATTTTCCAAGAGCAACAAATCCTATGGTGACAATTTTAATCAAAACGCCGCCGATTGATAAGACAATAAAATTGCCTTCACATCAGGATCAAAGATTATCGGTTCCGATCCTGCGAAATTTATGAACGTTGCAGAACCGGCCCCGGCCGGAGCCATGGCGCTAACGCCTTTCTTTTGCATCTTATAGTCTTTGTACATCTTAGTCACATGTTGCGCCACTGCCATCTGCAAATCTTGGGGCAACGTGTCGTCGGCCGCGCCGACCACCATTCCTCGATCATATCCCGCCGCATAAACAATCTGGACATTTGCAATGCCAATATACAACACAGAAGAAAGAAATTTAATCCGGCCCGCCGTTCGCGGATCTTCTGTGTAATAAGTAGCGCTTTCAAGCGAACCTGAATCAAAGGCCGCAGGGATAGACGATGAATTGTGAATGCTGGTTATCGAACTTATCGGCCAATTGTCCACAAGCAATTCGGCCGAGCTGTCGCCATTGTGAAGTTCCGTATGGGTGGTGAGTGAAAACGTTCGACGGCAAAAGGTTTCAACAAAAACCGAAACCTTATTTATGAGCCCTTCGGTAAAGGCATCGTCTGTGGTGTCTGACTTGTTAAGCAGCGATTTAACAAAAGCCAAGCTGCAAAGCGCCGTCGTATCAACCGCCATAACTCGATCCTTTCATTTCACTTCTAAGCATCTTATCACGATAGGGCTTTGGTTTTTTACTTTTTTTCTTTGCCGCTGGTTTCTTGCCAAGCTTCGTTCGTGTTTTTATGACCTTAACCATGTTTCCGCCCCTTTCTCTTTTTCACTACAGCGGCGATATGCTTGCGCCGAATCTTGAGTCCCTTTTCCTTCGTATGACCTGCCAACCCATTGCGCTCCCGGATAGTGAAAATATATTTATCACCAAACAAATCTGGTTTAGAAAAATAGAAATCTTTAAAAATCGGCTCATATGCTGCCATCGTTCTGGATATTTCAACGTCGGGACTTGCCGACTCTTTTCCAAGATAAGAGGTAACAACCAAAACGCCATCGAGCCGCAAACAGTTCTTTACATTTTCCATTGCCACCGCAAAGGACTCATTAGAAATGTACGACGTAACGTTCAACATTAAAACAATATCCCATCGGCCCTTTGGGCTGCGATCTGTAATGTCAATCTGCCAAAACTTATAGTTTTTAAACCTCGCCTTTAAGGCCCTGAAATAAACATTCGTAATGTCTGTTCCGGTGTAAGACTTTGCGCCTTTCTCTCTCATGCACTCGGCGTAAAATCCGTTACCACAACCGATGTCTAAAACATCCCTGCCCTTGAACGCCGTCCGCCTTGTACGGCAAAACCTGAAAAGAGTTTTCTTGTCTGATTCATATTGCTTCTTTCCTTCATCTTCTGTTTTGTCGATATCCCCAACGCCCCGAAAACTTTTCAATTTAAAATTTGAAAAGCGAGCTGTCCAATAAGCCAAAGGATCGACCGTTTCTATCCTTGGTTTTATTGTGCTCGGAATTGCGGCCATAACTTGCTCAACTGATATCGCGTCCATGCACACAGCATCCTTACAAGTCATTTGCTGCGGTGTTTGAAAACAAGGCCAATGAGAACATCCGCCGCCGTCGCTTACAACTGCAATCGATGTTCCGTTCCATGCTCGGTTCTTTGAAATCAGAGTAAATCCCCACAAAGAAACCGATGGAGTCTTTAGCGCATCAGCAACATGGAGCAACCCAGTGTCCGTTGTAATCATCAGATCCGCTTTTTCGATTATCGCCGCTGTCTCGCCTAGTGAAATCTCACCTGCAAAATTATCACAGACAACACCCATCGCCTCAATCGCATCACCGGTATACTTTTCATGTTCACTGCCAAGATATACAAAATGAACCTTGTCGCCAAACTTCGCTGACAACTCAGAACAAAGAACGGCAAACTTTTCGGCGGACCATCGTTTCAATATCCATTCAGGATTCGGCGCGCTTGCGTTTGCAATAGCGATCAAAAGGTGTCCCGGTTTCACATGGAGGCCGACCGCTGCCTTTCTAGTTCTGATCTTTGTCGAATACTTTTCAGGATTAGGAATCATTGTCAAATAACGTTCGACTTCATGACCGCCCTTTGTCCAGACTTCACGGCGGGGCTTTATAACATTACCCGCGCCGCGCTCCCCTTCCCACGGAACATACATCACTGCATGTCTCAATGCTATTTCTTCAAATCCCGGATTTCTTTTAACAGGCCACGGCGATATCGATTCAACCGCATCATAATGCAGAAAATCATCATCAAAGTATAAAGTAGGATTCGTAAGATTTTGAAGAAAAGGAGTTGTCATAATCCAATTACCCAAACCGCCGAGCCCGTGATAAATAACACCTGGAGCCCGACTCGGGATGGGCTGTTTCAAATCAGCTTTCAATTCGGCTTCTACCCTGGATTGATCCGGTACGGACGGCTCGTTGCTATCGTCATCTATATGGGGAATAAAAGCGCCGGGATATGCCGACCTAATAACCGCCGATTCGGCGGCGCTTATGTGAAGTGTCCCGCCAAGAGTTACTTTGTAGCTTTCCCCCGTTTTCCGATCAACGCCCTGAAAATCAGAAAAACGAATATCACCGGTCGCTCTGTTTCTTATGCCAAGAAAATCTAGAACAACCATCTCGATCATGCTGACTTCCTTTTCCGTATTGTGAATATAAACTTATCTCGGAATACAACGGGCTTGCCAAAACGATAACCAGAAAAACAATCCTTGTAAGCTTGCATATCCCGCGAACGTTCATAACTGGAATCTCTTGCATCTTTGTCCAGCCATGAGGTAACAACAAACACACCATCATCCTTCAAACATGATCTAATATTTTTCATTGCCATCTTAAATTTTCGGCCTGAAACAATGTGCTGCGTGACGTCGATCATCGTTATCACATCCCATTGTCCCTTTGGCTTTCCCGCCGAAATGTCCATCTTTATAAAATCAAACTTTTCAAACCTAGCGCGAAGGTCTGTCATGTAGACATCTGTAATGTCTATTCCGGTATAGGATTTCACGCGCCGCCCCTGTGCCGTCTGGGCATAGAATCCATTACCACTACCAATGTCCAATTGATCCTTGCCCCTAAATGCAACCCTTCTACTTCTGCAAAACTTTCTAAATTGTACGCCCGCTTTTCCGTATTCTTTTTTACCTTCGCCTTCTTTCCATCCGCTCACACCAACGCCACGCGGATCATCTATGGGGAATTGAGTAAGCCGGTCCGTCCAATAACTTTCAGCATCATATGTTCCATCCGACTTAACTATTTCCGGCAACGCAGCAACGATAGAATCAACTGATATGGACTCTATACAAATAGACCGCTTGCATCCTCTTTGGTGTGGTGTTTCAAAGCACGGCCAATGAGGGCACCCGCCGCCGTCGCTAACTACATCTATTGTGTTGCCGTTCACCGGTCGGTTTTTCGTAAGCAATGTAAAGCCCCAAATAGCAACCGTCTTAATTCCCAGAGCGTCGGCAACGTGCATTAAGCAAGTATCATTTGTTATCATCAAATCAGCCCGGCTGATAATGTCTGCCGACTCACCTAACGACAAAGCACCTGCCAAATTAACACACTTTATTCCGGCGGCGATTAACGCATCGCCGGTATACTTTTCGTACTCACTTCCCAAGAAAACAAACTGCGTGTTGTCGCCATATTTTTCCGCCGCTCCCTTGCATACACCAACCAACTTATCCGGGGCAAGGCGCTTTGTTCGCCACACCGGAACATCCGCGCTCCCGTTGGCAACGGCGATCAACACTTCTCCTTGCTCAACATGCAAATCAACATTTGATTGCTTTGTCTTAATTAATGTATCAAACTGTTTCGGCGCTTTCAACACTGATAAATATGAATCCGATTCATGTATGCCTGTATTCCAAGGAATTTTCTTAGGCTGAATAATCTTATCCCACCATTTATCAACTATCCCACGCCACGGCGCGTACCCTACAGCGTACTGCTTTTTAATCGTATCAATGTCCGTGTAAGGTTGAATTTCCCACGGGGATATCTCACGTATCTTTTCCACATGTTGGAACTCATCGCTAAACAACAAAACCGGGTTATGCAAGTTCCTTAAAAATGGCGTGGTCATAATCCAGTTACCAAGACCACCAGCCCCGTTGTAAACAACAGCGCATCTCTGATCTTTAACTATGAGCTTGATTGCCTCGTTTTGCTTTTCATGACGGCCCTGCTCTATGTACCTTTCGTTTAATCCATCCTCTTTATCTGGATACATTGAAAGCCAACCCGTTTCCCTCTTTGTTACAATCAATGGAATGTTTCTCTTTGAAGCCCATAATGAGAAAAACGGATCAACTTGATTATCCATTATAAGCGACTCGGCCAAACCATCAAGGCCGATGCTAAGATGGAATGCCATGGACCCGGTTCCAATGGTTGTAACTCGCTTTTCGTTTTTCACATCAATATGCGCCGGCGCAAACCTAACTCTATCCTTTATATAATCAACAGCGTCCGGCGGAAATAGTAATCCACTCGCCGCAACAACCGCCTTCCTTTCATATCGTTCAACAGACTTAACCATTCGTTCAACATAATTCGGCGGATAATTTACATCGTCATCACAGCACAGGACATACCCGCTTTCTTTGTACACACGAGAAAGCTTACCCGCCGCGCCGAGCTGCGAACTTGGGATGAAAGCATCAATCTTTTCGTGATCCAAGAAACTCGGAATCTCCTTGTATCCATTTAAACATATATGAATCATGTCAACTTGCGGCAATAAACCAGCGACAATCTTTTCTAAATATATGACTCTTCTTGGAATTGATGCCATTCCAATAGATACCCGGTCGGGCGCTTTATATCGCGGCGGAATAACAACGGCAACAGGTGCGGCCTCCTCTGCTATATCATCTTCTTTAACTGCAACCTTGAACGCCCCCGGATATTCCTTAGATATCGCCTGGAACTCCCTTTCACTAATCCCGTCTTTACATGTACCATTAAGCGCCATCCTGTAGCATTCGCCGGTGATCGTATCAACGCCGGAAAAATCAGTGAACCTAATCTCCCCTGTTACCCTGTTCTTTATTCCAAGAAAGCGGACTGCAATCTTTTTAACAACGTTCATGTTAAGCGCGTTTCCTTTCTCTGTAATACTGGCCCTGTTTGTGCAATCTTGCTTTTGATCTCTTGTGCTTATTGTGAACTATTTTTAAAAGGTCTCGATCAATTCGGAAGCTATCCCCTAAGACCTTTTCATTGTCCTCTGGTATCTCGCCCGGATCAAGCCCGATACGTTCACCGGCCCCGCTGTAAAGTTTCCAATGACCCTCTGCATAATGCAAACCGGGAACATGTCGAAAAATTCGCCGGCCAATATATCCACCGACGCCACTACTCGGTATGTGAAGTGCGAAAATCTCAATCCAATTGACATCATTGGCAAGGTCTTTTAAGAAAGCCCACAAACCACCCCAGGACATGCCAGGGCCGAAAATAATCTCTTCATCGGCGTCCAATGTCACATACCAATCATCGGGCGCTCCGACAAGGTAACTGTTTCGTTTTTCGGTTTGACTTACAAAAGGTTTGTCGTTTGTGATTAGCAGTGCGCCGGAATCCGTAATGATGGAATGCTGCTTTCCCTGCGAAGTGTAAACCCCGCCATGAGGCCAGTCCTGATAGGTGCCGTCAACTGCAACGATCCGATCAACGCCGGACAAAGAATCGACGGCCCGCTGCAAAAGCTTTTCATCGTCATTAAAGAAAGAAATTGCACCGATGATTTGCATGGTCTGTTTCCGGCAAAAAAGGGCGGGGCGATACTGCCCCGCCCTTGATACTTTCTTCGATTATGCCGTTAGGCGATGTTCCAGCCGTAACCCTGGGCAACGCTGCCGTCGGAGTGTTTGTAGAACAGAGCCTTGCGCATGGTGGCGACCATTTTCACCTGATCGGTGTCGATAATCTCCGCACTCTTGATCGTCATGCCACGCTTCATGCCCAATACAATCGACGGCCTGTGGACGCACAGAATGAGCGACCTTGTGTTGCCGGTTCCACTGTACACGCCCGATGTATCCAGGTCCTCACGAACCTTGTCCGACGTGACCACCGGAATACCGTCGAACATGCGAACCGTACCGGTCTTGTTGACGGCTTTGTCGGCGTACTTGTCATTGGTCAGCAGAACCAAAAGGCCATTGCTGTCTTTGACAAGTCCCAGTCGGCTTTCTCCGATGACGGAAACGAGATAGACGAGCGAACCAATCTGAGCCCCGTACTTGCTCATCTTCTCACGAACCTTTTTGAACTGCTCGTAAGTCGTAGTGCTTGCCAAGCTCACCCCATAGGTCGTGCCCGCAGTCTTTCTCAGACCAACGAACATCTTCCGAGGGTCAGTTGCAACGGTCACATCGCTATCCTGGTGCGTCCCGCTCACATCGCCATCGATGATCGCTGAATCCAACGTCTGAGCGAAAACCTCAATGATGTTTTGACGAATCGCCGGAGCCATGGCGATGATGGAATCTTCGTCCATCTCCGCTGAATACAAAGTCCGCGCCCCAAGTTTCTTGGCCGTCATGGTCAGGTCACTTGTGCCCATGGTTGACGCCGGAATCTTGCTTGCCTCTGTGACTTCGGCCGCATCGGTCGTTGTCTCGGAAACATAGTACGCTGTCAGGTCAGAAGCGATCACCGGCCAGATATACGGATTGGTCGGCATGTCGAATCCAGGGAAAAGACCGGCGACCTGCGCCTCCATCCGAACCGCATGAATCGCGTCCATGGAATAGCCGGTCGGAACCCATTCCGAACCGGAACCGACTGTGCCTTCGGACATCGCCTTTGCAATAGCGTTTTGCTCAACCAGCCCACTGAAGGACTGATAATGAGAAAGCGCCTTTACCCGACGCACCGCCTCAAAGAACGAACAACCCATCTTCGTCTTGACGAACATGGCCGCGCCATAGATTTCATCGTTGTATTGATGGACCTGTTTAAGCTCATCGTTGTGAGACGACTTGCTCAAAACGCTTTCGATCACCTTTGTTTGCACACGGGCCTTGACCGCCTTATCGTCAACTTCGGTCTTGAATCCCGTGGCCTTCCCCTGCAACAAAAGCAACTTTGCGCCCATCTCCTGGAGCTTCTTGATCGCGTCTTCGTTCGGTCCGGTGTCGAGCGGTTCCGGCTTCTCGGCGAAACGGGATGAAAGATCGTCCAGACGTTTGCCCATCTCGGCAACCAACGTCTTTACTTCATCGCTCGGTTGCGCTGCGGCCACTACAGGCGCGGCCACCGTTGCCGCGCTGGCCTCTTTTGCCTCAAGTTCAACGAGGCGCTTTGTCATGTCATCGGTAAGGTTCGCCTTGTTCTCACGAAGGAAGGCAAGTTCCTTAATCTCGAATTCTGTAAGCTTCATAGAATCCTCCTGGAATCTTCATGTCGATTTATCGTATGCTGTTAGAGGTTAAAGTTCATTGCCTTCCGCAATAGTTATTCCATCACCATTTTGCAAACTTGTCAACCATCATTTTCACAACAGACATTAAAGACTGCCGGTCAATGGATAGCTGACCTACTGTTTGCTTCAATGTCAAAAGCTCTTTCGCCTGCGCTTCGGTAACATCGCCGCCCTGATCCATTGATAAAAGCATAGATAAGTAGTTGACCGACTCGCCACACAGCGCCGCTTCGGCCGCAACCTGTTCTTGTAATGTCTTTGCGTCCGTCCCGTCAAAGGCACTCGAAAGCAAAGTATCGAAAGAGATAAGAGCATCCTTCACGCCGCGCCCCTTGCTTATCGACTGTTCGCTGATCCGCGCTTTGCTGTCTACTTTCTCATTTCCGAGTCCCTTGGAAAACATCAAACGCAATGCTTCTTGATTCGCCGGGACAGGAACCGCCGATATCTCGACCAGCTCGCTTGATGTATGCCGTATGATTTCAGCGTCCCACGGATCAACCTCATCGCCCGCTTCGTTTTCATATTTCCGAGCCAAAGAAAGAAACCCGACGGAAAAAGCCCGAAGCTCTTTGGCCTCGTATTGGTCAAAGATCAACTTTGCAAAAGGATTCGCCGCCGACTCTATAGCCATGAAAGTCAAGCGCCCCGTCACTTTGTCTTTTGTGATTTTATCTACCTTGCCGATGGGCGGTTCATCCCAGTTGTGCGCCCACAAAAAGACCGGGTTTGCTCTGAAGCTTTTCAACTTCCAACCGTCCAAAGTCACAATGGACCGATCCCGGTCTATGACTTCTGTTGATGCAATCCCCGGAAGCATGCGCATCCCGGTCTTTTCATCCTTCGTAACTTTCTTTGTATCAAAGTGGTAGTGCAGAAAATGGTGATCTTCGCCGTTTGCCTTCTCGATGAACTTAGACAAAGCGTCCAATGTTCCGTTGTCACCGGCGAATTGATCCGCGTCACCCTTCGACCAAGCGCCTTTATCAAACGACATCCGCGCAATGACACGTTCGCCTTCATCATAGTTGGCAATCGTCGCCGATACCCCGCTATTCCCAGGCAATCGAATTGTGCGCGTTCCCTTTTTGACATCTGTCTTTGCCAAATCAATATTGAAAACCGGCATGTCTAACCCTCCACTTTCGGCGCTTCATCGCACCGGCAATTTATGACCTCTTCTGCATCACCGGACGGATCACCCGGAAATTGCAAACCGTTTGAATATTGAGCGCCAATCTTTTTTATCTCGCCGTCCATCTCAGCATGAGAGTCTCGCGTGTCGCTATCAAGTGTGGCAACCCATTCAACCTCTTTCACGCCCGCCTGCTTATACCCTTCGCTCTGCCCATACCGTGTGGCGCTGACAACTTCGGTCCGGGCTATGGTTCGCGCCCTGTAGGCCCTCGGAGTGTCCACAGCCGAGAACACGCGGTTTACGCCGTCCGATATCTCAGCAACACCCGCACCGTCCACGAGACCGGATTGCAAAACAGACCTCAGCTGATTCCGTGTCGTTTCGCTTACGTCGGTTGCAAACTTAACCCGCTTCGCGGCGATCCATTTCGCAACGTCTTTATTAACTCCAAAATCGGTCCCAACTCCAACCGATACCATTGCCTCGCCGCCCGACGTTTCGACCATATCCAAAACAGGATCATCAGCAAGCTTTGCAAAGATATCCTCTTCACCCTTCAAATCGAATATGTCTTTTAATATCTTATCGACATCACTTGATGCTTTGGTATACGCTGCGACCGCATCCGGCCCGGTGCCTAACGTGCCGTCGGCAACCTGCTTTAAGATCGCCGCCGTCGCGGCCAAGTCTTTCTTGCCCCACGCCCCCGGTAAATTCTTCAATGCCGTTTTGCGCTGCCGGACATATTCAGGATCGAAAAGCTTAATCCACTCTTTTTCCCGCGCCCTGGTCTTGCGATCCATCGCCTTCCATTTCAAGCGCCGCGCCTTATACCCGCCGTCGTCGTCTTCCGCCTTGACCACCTTCAATGTCTTTTGTGAAGCCGCCGCCGAACCTGTCGTTTGCCCTGCATACATACCCCCCGCTGCAATGTCATCGATGGTCATTATGTTCGACAGCATAAAGAACTGATTAAGCCTGCTGTCTGTTTTGAGCCCCATGCTTGTCCGGACTTCGTTCGGAGTTATCAAAGCATTTTGTACCATGGGCACAAAGTCTTTCATCCTCATCAGCAAAGCGTGCATCATCTGTGGCGACTTCGTAAGATCAGGCGCAACCCAAAGACCATTTTTAATCGCAATGTCTGACGAATTAAATTGAGCCCAAACCTTTTTAATAATTGTCAGAACGGTCGTTAAATAAAACGTAGACTCGGCTTGTCTTGAATTTGCATAATTAGCATTCGGAACTCCGAGAACAGTTCCAGGAACGCCGAACACCGCCCGGACCTCATCTGTCGTCATGCCCAACGAAGCAACAAAGTCCATGTCCTTTTGATTCGGATTCAGAATCTTAACATCACCGTCGCCTTCAAGGATCGCCGTCTTGTGATGATTGCCCTTACCCTTCGTTCGCTTCTCCCACTGCTTGACCATGCGCTCATATGACGACTTCGGCAGAATCGCTTTCGTCGTCAATAAAACATCGGGCCGGGCACTGTTCTTAAAAAATTCTCTGTTCCAATTTCTAGCAAAAAAGTCTTGCTCCACAGTAAGAGCAATAGACGATATAACTCCTATCCCATAATGATCGTTCAAAGGATTAAACAAACTGTGATGCACAACCCGCTCCGCCTCCAACGGCATTACCTCGTCGTTCACCTTGTAAGCATACCCGACGACCGCGCCGTTCTTCTTATCCTGTGCAATGGTCACACGGTCCGGGCGCAACGTCCAAACAAAACCAACGTCGTCAAAATACCAATAAGCATTCCCGTCCAACAAAAGATAACTGTAAGTGTCCGCTAAAAACTTGACCGGATTGCTTCTCGGATTCACGTAATCAAATACCTTTATCAAAGGCGAGTTAGACGGCTGTCTCTCGGTCGGAGTCCTTGCGTTCAATCCCGATTTATAAAACCCCGTAGCAACGTCGGCCGCAGCATCGGCGATCACGCGGACACATTGCATCACCGCCGCATGATACTGATAAACCAAACCCGCATCTTCATAGGTCTTCGGAAGGCGGCCAATGATCTGGTCTATGCTTGAACTGTTCCGGCCGCCGCCCCACAACTGCTCGGATAAATTCGCCGCCTTTGTCGCAATACGCAATCCGTTCGGAGCAACCGTACGCCCCGAGTACTCATCGATCTGGCGATTAACGGCCCGGCGATCACGCCATGATTGAATCATTCCGACTCGATGCTTTGCCATTATGATGATCTCCCTTAACCGATTAACCGCAAACGCACGGGCTCGTCCGCGTCAATAATACCATATCGCTCTGCGTCCATCGCATGATTATTCGCACGCACCGGAGCCTCTTTCTTTTCCGCACCGGCTCGGGGCTTCGGATAATGATATGTTTGCTTTTCCAAAAGCGTGTTTGGACAATTATCCTTCACTATATAATACCGGGGCCGACCATCTTCTTGAACCTTCAACCTTGCCGATACCTCACGTATGCCGACCTCTATATCTTTGTTCGCCTTGTAAGCACTAAGTCCCTGCGCCTGCAAAAGCTGAATTGAACCCGGCTCTGCCCAGTCACAGTACAAAGGCGCGCCGGAACATCCCCACTTTAATAACATTGATTCAATCCTAGAACCAAGCTCGCCGATCTGTAAACCAGCTTCATAAACTTCATCGACAATGTAGGCCCGGCCATCACCATCATACCCAATCAAAAGCGCCGCCGCCGGATTTGTAAAACCAAAGTCAACACCAACGCGCCAATTACCTAATGTTGCCGGGTTGAACCAATCATCCTTATCAGTTATCAGATGAATCTCTAAACTAAAGTCTTTGTAAACCAAACCTGCCATCACAGTAAAGCAACATTCTTGCTCCTGATCCCACTCTTCGTCGGTCAACTTCGAAGCACGCCTTCTTGCTTTCGCCCACTCTTCACTTCTGTCGGGATGCAAACTGTAGTGAAGTTTTTTCTTATTGTACGAATAAAGAGGATCATCCTCCTTGTCCATCCATAACTCATAAAACCGGCCGGTAGGTCCGGTGGGAGTCGAAGCGATGTTCATCGTGTCAGTCAAAGGCTCAAGCGATGTGAACATCTCATCGGCCCAAGGCCAATGTGCAAACTCATCTCCGAAAACGCGGGTTGCCGAAAAGGTCCGACCAATCGACGGTGATGCGGGCAAGAATATTAAACGAGAACCTACCGTACCAAATTCCATTTTCAACACATCTTTGGATGTCAAAGGGGATCGAAGGTGAACGGGCAAGTGCTCATAAATAAACTGACAGCGGCGCTTGATTTCCTTTGCGTCACCTTCGCGCTTTGAGACGAACAAATCGAGCACCGCTTCATGGTACATCGCTTCCCATAAGGCAAACACCGCCGCCGTCCAAGTCCAAAGCATTTGACGGCTCTTTAAATCTAACGTATGGATACCCGAACGAAACCGCCCAACCTGCTTTTTTAAATAAGGGTACTGAGGGAAGAGATGTATTTTCTTTGTTCGCTCGTCAAGGGTCTTACACCGAATAGCAAACTGCCAGGGGTCGGACATACAAAGAAGCTGCTCTTCAAAAAACGGGTCTTCAACTTCGGTCAAGGGTTGGTTTTGAGACATAGAGTTTTCCATATGTAATCCGTTTTTTCACCACGTAAAATCCGGACGATAAATATATATATATTTTCCAACTTTTCGTAAAACATTAAACCCCCTACCCCCCTACCCCCTACCCTATGGTCTGCTTATCCTTATCACGTATGATTAACAAGAGCAACCAACGCCGGACCGCCGGGCGTGCCAACCTATAATAACAAACAGCATTGCTAAGTTATTATGTGATGCCAATATACCAAAGAACAAAAGATCAATAGAATCAACGCCCTAACAAGCAGCGAATAGTTATTTGATGATGTGCTATAAATATAAATATTTAACATAATATACGTTATGTAACTTTCATTTAGGCCCCTGTAGGGGGTCAAGTGTTTAATATGATTAGATATAAACAGGTTAGTTATTATGTGTTGGGTGTTTGACATATGGTGTATTTGTTATTCTTGTTTATCCTGTGGTACATCTATCACATCACCTTCGTCCGGCACCGGCAAACCCATGCCAGATGCGATCTGTCTAACAAGCTCTGGCCTTTGCTTAACCAATGCGTCAAGGCCAACGGACGCCACGCTAGAGCCTGCGGACACCTCAATCTGAACAGGGGTCTCCGTCATACCTATCAACGCCTTACAGGCGAATATAGTCAATACTGTGTTGCCGTTCTTCACGCCAAGCAGCAAGTGAGACTTCAATGAGGCCGCTAGGTGTGCCCTACCTTTTACTAGAGCATCAACGAAGGCGGGCTCATGCAGATGATGTTGGGGATTACATAACCGATCCATCGTCATTTTGCTGACATTAAACAAATCGCCTATCTCGTACTTTGTCAGCCCTAATGAAGCAAGCTTAACGATGGATTCATCATCATCCATATATAAGACTTTCTCGGCCAAATCAAACCCCGGCCGTCCCTTTCTTACAGAGACCTCACTACTCTTTTGCACAGACTCGGGCGCGCCTTGTGCTGTCTCGTTTCCCATACCGTTCCTTTCCGTCCTTTATAAATAAGAAGAGTTTAACACAGTATGTGTCCAACAAAAAGCATGATGCTAAAAGCTGCGTTGTGTGCGTCTGTGGTGTTGCCGATCCGCCCCATCATTTCTCCTTCGTCGATTCGCAGAACCGAACAACGCCGTCAACTCCACCGGCGTTTAGACATCCGGTGATCGCTGATGAAAACCGGCGGTCCGCGTCTGAGATTGTGTAGCAGATAGAATCTTCGCACGTATCGCAGTAGTAGGTTTGTGTTTTGGCCTGCCAAAGACGCATAGGCGAATTGCATACAGGGCAAGGCTTTGGTTGGTCGACAACCTTCGCTGTTTCGGCTTCTTTGGGTGTAGTCTTTATTTCCCTACAGAAAAACACAAATAGGACGATAACAATTATAAGCTCCATTTTACGCCCTTCACCCCGCCAAGATATAACGGTACGAGTCGCTGTATGTGACTGTTGATTTTGCTATCATGCTCTATCCTTATCATCGCCCCGCACCGGCGGTATGGAGAAATCGCCTGTGCGAAACGGATCACTTAATATCATTTCGCCTTCAACGGCCCTTATGACATCATACGTCCATTTGGTCGGTTCCCAGACCACATCTCTATGTTCCCATGTCGTCGTTTTCCGCCAAAGAGTCCGCCACCCGCCGCGCTTTGTAGTTTGCTTTCCTAGTTCTCTTTTTAGGTTTGACTTTTCGCCGCATTCCGGGCAAATAGCCAACTGCTTATTGGAAAATAGAACCTGTCCACAAGGCAGGCATGTGTGCTTCATGATCCACCGCACTTTTATATTGCTCATTGCATCGTCTCCTTATGTGTCATTAAAGCGCATGCCAGAATGGTTCATCGTTCTTTCTTCGCACTTGATCTAGGACCTTTCTAAGCTGGTCCATCGGATAGTATTTACCGCAAATTTCGCATTGCCCTTGTGTCATGCTAGACATGTTTTACCGCCCCTTGCCTTTACAGGTTTCCATCTCGGCCTTTTGGTCTTGTGTTCTTTGCAATTTCTTTAAGCAGGTTTATGATTATGCGAGAATCGAACAAGACCCCGATAATAAGCATAGCAAGCAACACGTTTGTTAATGTCATCATATCGACGCCCCCTTGTTTAATGACAATCTGAATATCTGAAACGACTCCATATCCTGCGTCATTGTCCCGGCGAAATACGGTTTATCGAATTGACTTT